CACTTATGTTCGTGCGGAATCTCTGAATGATCAGTGTCTAGTATATTACTCTCTGGATGAGCAAAGTCAACGGTAAATAAATACTTACCGTGATGCCATTTCTTATCTTTACCTATGTATTTACCTGCTGCTCCAGATATTAAATCCCAACGATTAACAGAAGGATAATAAGAAAAACTATTCCAGAGCTGTAGTTCATCAAGTCGTCTTGCGGGCACTCTGGATGGTTTAAATCCCTTTTGAATAAACGCGCTAATTGGTAAGCGATAAAATATTGCACCGTTTTCCATAATAGCATGAAATAGTATAGCCCTTCCTGCAATAGCGCTAAGACCAAAGATAATACAGTCTTCAACTTCTCCATGATGTTTTTTAAGATCATATAAATATTCTCTTTTTATTTGTGCATAGGTTGCTGGTATATTTGCGTTTAAGTAAGCCATAAATCATTTTATTGTACCCCAATTTGGTCCATATTCATAGTCGACTTTATTAGGAACCTCTAATCCAACTGCTTCCTCCATAATTTGTTTTATTTTATTAGCATGTTCAGGGTCCTTGATTGATATATCAAGTTCATCGTGCACTTGTATATGTGGTATTATACCTTCTTTATATAATTCAATCATCGCTTTTTTTGTCATATCCGCAGCGGATCCTTGAATTAATTTATTTAAGGCTTTGTAAGTATATGCTCTTCTTATCCCTGGTCCGTGTTCCAAGAGCGCTTCATCATGTGCCATGGCTTTATGCATCCCAAACATATTTGGTTCCCATAGATGAAACCTACATAATCTTCCAAGTAAAGTTCTTATTTGACCACGTTGTTGTGCTCTTTGCATCACATTATCCATAAGCTGTTTAACAAAAGGTACTCGATCATGATATTGTTTAAATAGATTATCAGAAGTTTCCTTATCCACACCTAATTCAGCCTGTAACTTGTTTTTACCCATACCATAAAATAATCCAAGATTAATTGTTTTTGCTTGAGACCTTGGTATGTTAGCCATATCTGCAACAATTGTATGAAAGTCGGTATTAGGATCATTATTATATGAATCCAATACATCATCAACTCCATAAAGATTTTGTAAAGCTGCATAATGAACTACTAATCTTGGTTCTTGTTGTGAATAATCAAAACAACCCCAACTATGTTTTTCTTCTGGTATAAACAAAGATCTAATCATTGGTCCAAGTTCCTTGTTACGTGCAGGTATTTGCTGTAAATTTGGATTAGAGTATGAAAATCTTCCAGTAACGGTTCCTCCATTATCTCCACGCAACTGATTAATCTCAGCATGGATTCTACCTTTATGTGAGTGTTTTAGTATGGTATCAATAAATGTTGTATGGGCTTTATTTATTTCTCTAGCCTGAGCAATTTGTTTAACCACTGGATGTGGATGGTTTTGTAAAAAATTTTTAGTAAAAGAAGGAGCAGATGTTTTCTCAGTTACATCATAAGGTAATTTTAATTTTTCAAAAACTTTGGCAATCGATCTTGCTGCCCATATCTGAGGTTCTATTCCTGTTTCTTTTTTTACTGATAGTAATGCTTTTTGTTCTCTTGCAACTAGTTGTTGTTTTAATTGGTTGGCTGCTTCAACATCTACACGAACCCCTAAGAATCTCATATCAACGAGGCAAGGAAATAGTTCTGTTTCCATATCGAAAATAGATTGAATATCTTGATTAACTATTTCTGTTTTTAAATACTGCCACAACTGTAGTGTAATTGCAGCATCTTTCTCTGCGTATTGGCCTACATACATTGCAGGAAGTTTGTACATCTCTCCTTTTGGATCAATGCCCCATTCTTTTGCTGCTGCATATAATGCCGCTTCATCCTTACCTGTACCTACGTATTTTTTGGCACAAGTATTAAGATCAAAACGAAATTGATTCTCATCACACAAAGCCGCAGCTATCATAGTATCTACAATTGCACCATTAATATTTAAACCCATAGCCTTAATCCAACATACATCGTACATTGCATTGTGAAATAGTTTCATTGCTTTAGTATTTAAAACATCTTGAAACCATTTGAGAACCATAGCTTTGTCCATGTTTCCACCACCTCCATGAGCGATAGGATAATATCCACACCAACCTTCTACAGCAACAGCTATACCAACGACCTCTCCTTTACCAACGATTGCTCCAGATCCCATTTTAGTTAACTCGGGATCTCGAGTCTCTAAGTCAATTGCGATCTCTTCATACTTTGATAGATCAGGAAATTCTTCTGGTGGCAGCCATTCTGTTTGTGGTTTAAATATTATTTTCTGCATTTTTATTTATCCTTTTTACTTTAGTTAATTTTTCCATATCTTGAAAAGGAACCATGGTAATTTTATCTTCTCTACCATCACGTTGATACACTTCGTAGATTCCTTTACCTTTTTTAAAATTGTTTTCTTTTAATTTAGTTGTCACATGTTCTAGCAGTTCTTGTCTTTCAATTAATAACCAGTGATCGGCTCTCTCAAAAACTATGTAGTCTGCTTTACCTTTTACCCAACCAGGTTTACCTCTAACATTGGTTCCTTCAACCCAAGCAATATCATCTTGTGATTTGTTGTCCCAACGATTTACTTTCTTCATACCTTTTACATCAAACTTTAAAAGTTCATTACCCAAAAGACCTTTAACATCCCAATGTTCTTGCATATCTTGATAGTCATTAGCCCATACAGGATCTTTTAAATTCTTTGCAAAGTTTTGTTCTATTATTTTTGCTCTTGCTCTAAACTCTTGCCAACTCATTCTTGCTCCTTTTTGTTATAATAATAAACCATTCTCATACTACCTTCATATTTTTTTAAACGTTTTTTCATGATCTGATTTTCATCATAAAGTTTATTATAGTTTTCTGTAAGTCTTTTGATTCTTGGTTCATACAACTCTCTGTAATGTAGACTCCAATTTTTCCCTCCACTCATTTTGTGTCTTTCATTTTTAATATCTCTAGATCACAGTAATGTTTTATTTTCTCAAGGTCTTGTATCCCTGCCTTATTCTTATACCTGCAAACATATTTAATTACGTTTCCTTGAAAAAATGAAAGATCGTTCTTCGATATAAATTCATAAGGTTGAATCTTAAATTTTTTATAATGAGATCCTCCAATTTGTTTATCTTGTGGAAATGAATCTATAAATATATCTTTGTTTGTCATATAATTTCCTCCATTGGGTAACATTTGTTATCATCTTTCGGTCTTATAATATGTAAGTGTTCCTTTGTTCTAGTTGCACCTACATAAAATAATCTTGTTTCATCATCTTGATTTTTGTCATATGATTTTTTAGTGTTGTATGTAAGATCGGTAAGTAAGACTACGTTGTCTTCTTCACCACCTTTAGCACTATGTATAGTAGACAGTTTAATCCGTGGTTCTTGGTTCAACATCTCTCCATTACGTTTCATACGTCTTATATAATTAATTCTTTTTTCTCCCGCTTGATCAAAAGCTTCATACCAAATCTCATTTGTTTTAAGACCATAGTCTTTTTGTAATTGTTCTAAACTGTAGACAGTATTTTTAACTATAGATTTTAATTTATCCTTGTTCCATTTCTCAACGCTAATGTATTTTGAAATATTTTCTATTTGTTTTGCATCCAACATTTGTCCATTAATAAAATGTTCCCAACTAGTTGCTGCTTCTTGAATATCTTTTTCATAAAGTTTTTTAAATCTATTGTCATAATAAAAACCTTTTTCTCTTAAAGTTTCTTCCAATGAATCTAGCATTGATCTCGTTCTAGTTAACACCAACCATTTACCTGATGACATATCAATATCTTCAAAATTATCATAAGCAGATAGTTTTCCTTCATGTTGTTTGGGGTTCCAACTTTTATCTATTCTATTATCAACTCTTCCAATAATTGAATTAGCTAGTTCATGTATTTTTCGTGGTACTCTTCTTGATTCTTTTAACTGTATAACATTACCTTCTTGAGCAATAAATGAATCAACATCCGCCCCTGCCCATCTAAATACAGCTTGGTCATCATCTCCTGCAATATAAGAATCAACTGTTTTATCAGTAATATTTTTCACCATATCCCATTGCATTAAAGATAAATCCTGGGCTTCATCAATAAATACTGCATCAAAGTTTGGTGATTTACCTGCTTTTATAAATTTTAATATCATGTCATTGTAGTCTATTAAACCATAT